AAATCATCATTTATTAAGAACCATTACGATAGAGCTTCAAAGACATATTCTTTAACCTCTATAGATGATATTAATAGAGAGATATTCCTTAAACCTCATACTTATGTATTTATAGACGAATAGGAGCTTAAACCATGAACATAGATAGACTATTGACCGATGAAGACTATTTCACTGACTGGTATATAGACAGGAATATAGATTCTTTAGTACAGCTTGCAAAAATTCAAGGGTATTTACATCACCTCTCTATATTCTTTGAAGAGAATAATATAACGTGATTCCTTTTTATAACTCCGATATACTTAAAGAAGTAAACTTAACTTAACTATGAAAGGCAATATATGACTAAACAATCAACCTTAAAATATAACTGGATAATACATACTCTATACACATCTAAACAACAGGAGGTTCAAATAGACGCTGAAACTATAAAAGCTGTCTTTAATATACCGTTAAGAGATGCAAGGTTTATTCTATCTACTTTCAACAAAGGAGCTAATTAGTATGAAAACGAAATATTCAAGCAATAGAGAGTTAATACACGTTTGGGCTAATAATGATGATTCAAGCGTATATAAACAAGCTAATTCAGTCAGCTGTCAAAATGATGTCTTATACAGTTATTCAACAGCTATTGGTCAAATAGTAAACAATGACACGGTAATCTATAACACCGCTTCATATAGCAACACCACATCAAAACAACAGTCTTTAATGTATCAGTCATCTAGTCACTATTTAAACCGTATTTATTTAGACATCTATAAATATAATTTAAATAACCTTGTATTCGGTCAAAATGATTTTAATGACCTAATTCTTGAACCTAATCTCAAACAAGCTAGCGAATTCTTACTTAAGGGCTCAAGAGCTAAAAAGAATCAAGACTATTACAATATGAAAGCCTTATCTATTTTTGATAATTTGAGACGTTATGCAATTTTATTTAATTTGGCTTATTCATTACCCAATGTTGATGATTTGCTAGAATCAACCATTCAAGCTAATAAAGAAGCTAAAGCCATTGAAAAAATACGAAAGGCTGAAAGAATCATAGAGCAAGCGGAAGCTCTTCAAAATTGGCGTATGGGTCTAGATGTTCGCAATTATTTCGAAATCACAGCTCTACGAATTAAAGATGATGTGATTGAAACAACCAAAGGAGCAAAAATACCCCTTGAACATGCTGTTAAGTTTTGGGGCTTGATTAACTCATGGCATCAAAAAGGCATCACATATACAAAAGACCATCATTCAATCCATTTAGGCAATTATTCAGTAAATAGATTTGAAAACGATGTTCTAACCGTTGGTTGTCATCAAATACCGTACAGCGAAATTCAAAATATCGCTAATCAATTAAATTTAAGGGGCTAATTATGAAAAATGTCACTATTGAAGCATTTAATTTTCAAGACCTAAACGAAAAAGCAAAAGAAAAAGTTATTTATTGGCTAGACCTCTATCCTGTAGAGTATGAAAAAGAAAATGGCTCTTTTGGCTATTCCTATTATTCAGAACTAGACAAAAAAGACGAATATATAATTGTTGAAATGTGCGAAATGAACAATTATCTTTTCAACCTACACGGTGAGCCTATTCACCATTTAATTAAGGGGTAAATAATGAACAACCTATTTAAAAACTTTATTTATTTAGTATTCGGTTTTATAAGCTTTTATTGCTGGATTCTTTTGTTCTTAATATTTTAAAGTTATCTTAAAAAGCCTTAATTTAGGGCTTTTTAGGGCTAATTTTAGCCATAACAACGAAAGGTTAATTATATGAGTGATTTTACTTATTCTCATGATGATGAAAACAACCGTTTCAAGTTTTACATCAATCACAATTTAATTCATGATTTTGAAGACGCTGAAGCAATGACTGAAAAAGAGGCTTATAACCTTGCTGAAGAGCTTTTCATTGAATACTTACAAAATAAATAAGGAGCTTAATATGTATGTTCTAAACATGAAGGAAAAGACCATAAAACAATTTAATAGCATGGATTTATCTATGTTTATTAATGATTTAATCAAACATAATGACCAAAGACTGCTGAATAAAACGTTTTTATTCGTACCTACTAAAAAAGCGGTCAAATACATCATTAATCAATCACAAAAGGGGCTTTAAGCCTCTTTTATAATCTGTTAAGGGGTTATTATTAATCAATTATCTATTAAGCTTAAAAATCAATGCCCGCAGGTTATTTTAAAGCGGCTTTTTAATGGTTTAAATGCCCGCTATCAATTAAGCGGCTATGATCTTATTTTATATGAATCAAATATAAATTTTTTACAGAATCATAGAGCCTTAATGAATATGGGCTTTTTTAGATTCAATCCTGCAAAATATACTAATTATATAAAGCTTGATTTTAAGAATTATCAAAAACAATTAAGCGGATTTCCCTTAACGATCATTGATAATTTTTATAATCAATTAAGCCCTATATATAAAATTAATATTGGCAGCTTTGATTATCCATATCACGTTAGAGAATGAGAACCATTCTCATTTGGGTTTTACCCATATATATTTCAGCGATTTACTTCTATAAAGTTACACGGTAAAAATTGGATTTACTTCTATTTTTCCACACGGTAAAAATTCAATTTCACTTTTTCTTTTTGGCTTTACCAGTCATTGACAAAGCAATTGCTACTGCTTGTTTTTGTGAAGTCACTTTTTTAGGTGATTTGCCAATATTTAATTGACCTTTACCATATTCTGACATCACTTTTTTAACTTTTTTAACTGCGGCTAATTTTTTCATATTTTATCCAATAAAAAAGCCCTTTATTTACAAGGGCTTAAATGTATTACGGAGATTGTGGGCGAGACTATCCCAACAGCAGAATTATAGCATAACTAATATACGTTTGTCAAGCGACTATACGCCTTGAAGCTATAGATAATAGGTTATCAAAGGCAAGCCCTAATTGGTACTCATAGTCATCATACTTAACAGTCTTAAGGTATCTAGCATACACTGCATCTTTTTGATCTCTAGGTAAGTTACTGATTATGACATCAATAATTCTAACATTAGTCATATCCATAGCAGACACCATGTCCTCAAAGGCTTCGCTAGTAGACTCACCACCACTAATCATGCCTAAAGACTTGCTTGGATAGCCTAGTTTGTGACTAGGTGAGTGCATCCATAAAGCCCAGTCATCAAGTATCTGCTTAAGTCTGTCTATGTGCATCTATTCCTCACTTGAGTTAATGTAAATACTTTTAATTCTATCACTAAAGTCTGGCATAGGATGATATATTTCTTGTAACAATGAAGGTTTTATTTTAGAGAATACATGAAACCTGCCTTCTTTATTAATGTCTAACAACTTTTCTGCGTGCATGTTGTATAACACACCTTGAAGTTTTCTTGTTTCAGTTTTTAAAGCATTAGCTATCTGTGGGATAGTTAATTCATTGTCGCTAATAACTTCTAAAATATGAATGCGAAACTTTTCTAAATTAACTGATTGACCGTGTACTTCGTATTGCCTTCTATGTGGCTTCATGATACATCCACTACTTTACATTCCCAACGACTGCCAACCTTATGCCAGCCATGCACGTTCACTTTTATATTGGCTTTTCTTACTATCCCTATCGTATCACTATCAGCAATTTTTTTAACTCTTGCAGATATATTTGTATAACTTGTAGTTTGGACTGCTAACACTTCATCTTCTTTTATAGCAAGTAGATCACACCAGCCCCACATGTCTTGGCGAATTTTACAAAAGTGATTAAATTTCTCTGTAATGGATACGAGGTATCCTTCTGCTCTTAACTTTTTAAGGCTTAACTGCGTTGGGCTTGTCGCCATTAAATTGACTTTCGTTAGGTTTAGATACGCCATCTATAAAACGCTTTTCTACTTCACCTGTAGATTTATTTAATTCGTATTCATAATCTTTTTTAAATATTTTATTCCAATTGTCTTCTGCTTCTTTTTCAGAAATTAACAATGGTCTTCTTGTAGAGCCTTTACCCAATTTTAATTAACCCCTTATCAAATAACAATCCCATAGTTTTACGATGAGCAGATTCCCATGCTTCTACTTTATCTGCCCTGCTTAACTCTTTATGATTATCTATCATATCATGGCATTGGTAACAAAGGCTAGCGATGCGATAGTCATGTGCTTTAATGCCTGTACCTTTACCATCACGTTGTTGATTAGAATGAGCAGCACACACTGTACCGTCTTGCCTACCACACATAGTACAAGGAAACTCACGCACTGCTTCTAATAGTTTTTTACTTCTGTAATTACTCACAGTTCCCAACTCCATCCTAAACCAGCAGCCCATCGTTCACAGTTCTCTTGATAGTCAGTCATTTCTTTAGTGGTAAGTTTTGTTGTTGACTTAACTAACTCAACTGCATTTCCAGCAATCTCTGTTTGATAACGAAGAAACTTATAACCTAGTAACTCATGAACAGTGCTAGGGTCTTCACCAATGTAATTAGCAATTGACCCATATAGCGACCACAGACGTTCATTCTGTTCTAGTGACCTTACTACTTTTTCCTCGCTAATATTCACACGCCACCTTTTAGTTAAATCAAGTGCCTTAATTTTTGTTAGTAAGTTTTCGTAATTGTATTTCGTCAAAACGAATCGAATCATATTTGTCATCCCATCCTTTAGATTTAAAAGTAACACCGTCTTTAGATGTTGCTTTATAAGTGGCATCATCACCATATAATTTTTGAACATATTTTATAAATTCATTTATTGTCATCGTGGTGATTCTTTATATTTTAATCCTTTAGGGTCAAACCAAAAAGAAAACTTACCCTCAAACTGATAGTTACGCTGTTTCTGAACAAATACCATAGCATCTGGAATCTTCTTTAACTCATCTTCTGTCTTTTCATTATTCTCTACTTCACGTTCTTTGTTTCTGTTACGCCAAACGCAAATGATGTTATCGCATAAGTTTCGTATATGTGATGAACCAAGAATGTGAGTAGCGTCTGGAATCTCTGATTCATCTGCCATCTTTCTTGTATGTGCCACCAAGAATACATGAATTTCTAAATCTCTACAAGTGACAGCAAGCCTATCTATAAATAACTTTTGCTTCTCATAATTATCTTCTGAAATATCTGACATCTTCATCAATGAGTCAATCACAAATACTTCTACACCTAAAATGTGTTTGCCCCAATATAATGTAGCTATCATATCTTCACTAGATGTAGAACCCATCTGGTCATAGATATATAATTTATCTTTTGCACGTTCACAAAATTTAGTTATAAATTCATCTGTCGGTTCTGGTGAACCTAAAGTCTGTGTCACCATACGAGCCAATGTCAACACAGGTCTCATTTCTAAACTTGATACAAGGCATTTAGTACCTTGTGCCATGAGTGATAGTATGACTTGTGATAACCACATAGACTTACCATGACCAGACACTCCTGTCAATACAGTCAACTCACTTGGTCTTACCCTAAACGCATCTTCCGTTTTAATGAACCCCAATGTTTTGCCGCTATGTATTTCAGTATTAAAATATCGCAAGACATCGTCAGTAAATACAGACGTATCCTTAACTTTAAATTCTGCATGAGCATATTCCTTTTGTTGATAATAATCAGTAATAACAGACTGACTGACTGTTAATGACTCCATAGCATCACCTAGGTTCATAGTGCGTTATCCCATACGTTTCGTTTAGGTGCATTATCATCTTCCCATCTTTCTTGGTTGATGTACGTTAATGGTGCTGGATTAAATCCTTCTTTCCATGACTTACTTTGCTTCATACTTTTTACATGAGAAATAATCTTATCTGCAATCTTATCCAAACCATTTCTTTGCCATTTAGTTTCACATGGTTTTCTACCTACTTTTCTATTAGCTGGATATTCTTTCCAGAAATCATTAAATCTACTAGACAACGATATATCTGTCTCTCTCTCTGTCTCTGTAACCCCACTTTGCTTGCATGATGCTAGCATGATGCTATCATTCTCAATAAGCCATTGATTTAATACAGATAAATGTTTGTTCAATTCATCTTCTGACATTTGCAAGCGAAATGCTAGCGTTCTGCTATCTGGTAAATTTCCATCAACATCTTCTGATGCAATTAACCAAATATTTATTAAAACCCATGAACTTTTACTATCCTTTAAAGCAAACCAATCTGGATTCTTTAACAAATCATTATGTACTTTAATCCAAGGTGGACATCTATTATTGTAATGCTGAAATTTTTTCCAGTTCCTAGGCATCATTAGTAATACCTCCAGATTGTTTGGCAAGAATATCTTTTATCTGATATGCACGCAACTCTGGAATAGGTTTATCTAAATGTTTAGACCAATGCTGCACAGCTTGTCTTGTTAAGCCTAATGCTTTTGCCATTTGGTACTTTGTTTTGAAATATGAAACAGCCTCTTGATACGTCATTTTTATCTCCTTTATTTAACGTAAAGGCATATTAACAGGTATATAAATTATAGTCAACTAATATAAAAGTCGGATAAATACCCCTATATTAAAATATTTGTTGACTTTAAAATTTACTAAGAGTATAGTGGCTGTTCTAGTTTAGGAGTAAAAACAATTGCAAAAAAAGTTTACACAAAAGTTCTATTATGTGATAAAGTGGTTTTTAGTAATATTTTGGGGATATTTTATATGGCGAATGGTTTAGAACATATAGCACAAATCTTAAAAGAATTAAATGCAGAGTTAAAATTAGATAATGACAAATGGGAGAAAGCAAATGAGCCAACAACAATTTCACGACCAAGTGATGATGCAAAAACAAATTATGGAGGAAACAAAGATGGGAGTTTATAAAAAGTTAATGAAGGCAAGGTTAAAGTTACATAGCATGGAACTTAAAAAGTCTGGTCTTAATAAATTTGCAGGTTATAAATATTTTGAGTTAGGTGATTTTATTCCTGCAATTCAAAAGATATTTGCAGAATTAGATTTATGTGGAATCATTTCATATGGTAAAGAAATTGCAACACTTACCATTACAGATATGGAAGATAATTCACAAGTGTTTATTACTAGCCCTATGTCAACTGCTGCTTTAAAAGGTTGCCATGAAGTACAGAATTTAGGTGCAGTTGAGACATACATTCGTAGATATTTATGGGTAACAGCCCTTGAGATTCTTGAATCTGACGTAGTAGATGCTAGTGCTGGTTCTGCAACTATAAGAGTTAAGGATACTAAAGCAGAGGATTTTATTTAATGGAACAACGTTCAGAAGAGTGGTTTCAAGCACGGTTAGGAAAGGTTACAGCTAGTCGTGTGGCTGATATACTAGCAAAGATTAAGAGTGGTGAATCTGCGTCTAGACGTAACTATAAAATTCAGTTAGTAAGCGAAAGATTAACTGGGGAAAAGCAAGAAACATATATTAATCAAGCAATGCAAGACGGAATTGATAGAGAGTTTTATGCTAGGGAAAGATATGTGCAGCAATTTGGGGAAGTGGAAGAGGTAGGATTTGTAAAGCATCCTACTTTGGAAGCTGGTGCTAGCCCAGATGGAATGGTAGGCGAGGATGGTATTCTTGAAATTAAATGTCCTATGGGAAGTACGCATACGGAAACATTAATGACACAAGATGTTCCTAGTAGGTATGTTCCTCAAATACAGTTTCAACTTTTGGTGACAGGTCGTAAGTGGTGTGATTTTGTGAGTTATAACCCAATGTTCCCAGAGCATCTTCAAGTTTTTGTAAAGCGTGTAGAAGCAGATTTGGTATACCAAAAAGAATTAGAGTCAGAAGTAAAGCAGTTTTTAAGTGAAGTGGATAATGTAATTAATAAACTTAAGGAGATAAAATGAACTTTTTGACGGAGGAGCAAAAGCAAAGAATTAAAAAATGTTATAGTGGTATAAGTGCTGATGCGTTTGTTGAGTTAAAAGTAAGACAACAAGAAACATACATGAGCAGATTAGATTTAGTAATAGATAAGATTGTAAAGGAAAGCCCAGATTTATTCAGAGGTTCTTTTGTTAAACAAGTAATGTTAAGGAGCAAATAATGGCAGAGCAAAAATATGATAATACAAATACGTTTACGTTATTTAAAAATGACCAAGGCGATAACCCTAAAAAACCAAATTATACTGGTTTAGCAAATGTTGACGGTATTGAGTTTAGGATTGCTGGTTGGATTCGTGAAGGTCAAAAGGGTAAATTTATTAGTGGCACTATTCAGCTAAAAGATGGTGATGTTAAGCCAAAAGCAGTTGAAGTAGATGAAGACGTACCTTTTTAACGCAAAAAGGGGTTTAAAGCCCCTTTCTGTGTGTTTTAGAACTACTTATTCATAACGTACATAGTTACTTCAAAGCCGAAACGCATTTCAGTTGCTGATGGTTTTGTCCACATAGTTTGCTCCTTGTTTATGACATACAAAATTGTTTGTCTAGCAAATTATGCGTATTTTGCGATACAAAAGCAAGTAATAAACATTTATATTGACCTAATGAAAATATGGAGACATTATGAAAGAAGATATTGTAGATTTTGATAATGATAATACATTGGCAGATACTGCCGAAGGTAAATTAATGATTGCTATGTTGCAACAAGCGGTATTAGATGCTACATACAAAAAACCTAGGTCAAAAAATGTAGAAGCCACAAAAAGTATGACAAGTAAAAACAGAGTTGCATTAAGAGACCAAGAAGACGCTATTAGATGGTTATTTGACGATAATGATGTTTATGAAATGTGTTGTAATATAGCTGGTATTCATAAAGAAAAAATAAGGGCATTGGTTGCAAAAACAGTTGGTGCTGAAATTGTATACCCACTTGTATCTAAATGGTATATAACATAATGGATATGAATAAAATGGAATTAGATATTGCTTGTTATGCCACTGCGGTGTATCATGAGGTAAATACTCGTTCATTAGAAGAAAAGGTAGGGGTCATCAATGTTATTCGTAATAGGTTGCGTAGTGGTCGTTGGGGTTATTCTGTATGTTCTGTTGTTTACGCTAATAATCAGTTTGCTGTGCAAGACGAAACCCACCATCCAGTTAATGAAAGGGCGTATTTGGAGACTAAACTTTTGGTTATTGATACGGTTATTTTGCATAAACATACTAACCCAATTGCAGATGCTTTATATTTCCATGATGACTCAATACCGCCAAAGAAAGAATGGTTTGGTAAAAGGAAAAAAACGCACATAGGAAGGATGGTATTTTATTAATGAAACCTATAGCATGGCTTGTGGAAGAGTTTGATGGCACAGGTGCACTTGTATGGTCTGGTCTTATGTCTTCTGAACCTACAGAAATGTCATGGTTTAAAGACCTAAAATCTAAATTGCATAATGTCACAATAACTCCTCTTATAGCAGATACAAAAAATATTGTTAAAATAACCAATGCAAAGAAGTATGATAGTAAAAAATTAACGGAGGCTAACAGTGGATTATAAACCACTCACACAAGAACAAATAATTGGTGCATATAGTCAAGCATTTCCAACAAGATATGAGCCAATGACAATAGATAGAATGATACAGTTTGCAAGAATTATTGAACAATTACATGGAGTAAAGCATGAAGCCTAATTTATTTATAGCAACACCAATGTATGGTGGTTTATGTTATGGCACTTACATGGAGTCTATATTAAACCTTCAATCACATTTAACTGTTAAGAACATAAATGCTTACTTTTCATTCTTATATAATGAAAGCCTTATTACTCGTGGTCGTAATACATTAGTCAATGACTTTTTAAAGTCTGATTGTACGCATATGATATTCATTGATGCTGATATCCATTTTGACCCAGAACATTTATTTAAGATGATTGACTCTGATGTAGAAATTATATGTGGTCTTTACCCTAAAAAAGAAATTAACTTTGGTTCATTAGCATTTGCTATTAAAAAGAATGTACCAGAAAACCAATTAAAATACTTTACTGGTCAATATGTAGTCAACATGATAGGTGATGTTAAAGAAGAACTTGTGCCTTTAGATAAACCTTTTGAGATTAAATATGGTGGAACAGGATTTATGGTAATTAAGCGTGAAGTATTTGAGAAACTTAAAGATAAATGCCCTAAATACATCCATAACATGAATGATACTACTAACAATTCTGATTTGGGTGATGAGATAGTAGAGTACTTTGCTACTAGCATTGATGAAGATAAGAAGTTATTGTCAGAGGACTATCATTTCTGTAAACTAGCTAGGGACAATGGCATTAAAGTTTGGGGTGCAGCATGGGCACAGTTAGTCCATACAGGAACTTATCAATACAGTGGAAGACTTGTATAATGTACACAAAACTAGATGACCAAAAAGATTCAAAGGCAATGAATGAGTATATGGCATTAAACAGTAAATGCTCTATTAAAGAATTGATGAGAATTTTTAAGACTAGCAAAAAAAGATTAAGAGGGTTACAAAGTGATGGTTATTTAGTCTTGCCAAAAATTACAATACAAGATATAGTGAGCAAAAGAAAACCTAGGAATTATGTTTCTATGCGTGTAGGAAGGGAAGAAGGAAGATGGATAGGATACTAAAAGTTATTGATTGGATTGTATGGTTGTTAATATTAGTTAGTATTGCTGCATTTATTTATGGTATATTTCAAGTTATTAATTTAATGTTTATAAGGGGATAGTTATGGTTGATATGGTTAATAGACCACCGCACTATTTACAAGGCGGTATAGAGGCAATAGATGTTATTGCTAGTCGTTTAACAAAGGAAGAGTTTATTGGGTATTTAAAAGGATGTAAGATGAAATACGATTTACGTTATCCGTTTAAAAGTTCATTTGAACAAGACCTTGAAAAGTCTGAATGGTATAAGGATAAGTTACTAGAAGTAATGAAAGATGAAGTAGCTGTTAATCCACCAGAATTAGAAGCTATGTTAGGAAGAGTTGATGATGAATAAAATATATATTATTTTTATTATAGTATTAACTGCTTTAGCTATCTATTCAACAGAAAAAGCTATGGCTGATTCTACAACAGTTGTTAGCCCAGATGGAAATGTAACAATATGTACTAGGACTAAAGATTTAGTTATTTGTTCTTAATCATCTAGTTCTGGTACTTCTGAATATACGGTAAGCCCATCACCACTAATTTCGATGTGGCTTCCGTCATCCAGTATTAAAATAAGCACATCTTCACCATAGTAGGATTCTGCTTCTACTATCATTTTACCTACAATGTGTTCACATAATTTTTCAATATTCATTATTAACCTTAAATAGTTACTACAGATTCTTTTGTAATTTTTTCACTTTTAACACTTCTAGCCCACGAACCACAATCTTGACATTGGAATCTTTGGTATACAGCAGTCCTACTTCTTTGCGTACCTCTTGAATTTAATTTGCGTGATGCACAATTAGGGCAACATACATTTGCGGAATACGCATTATGATTTGGATGTTGTTTAATCCATCCTTTAAATTTGTCATAGACTTTTTCAAGTAATATAACATCATTTTTATTATACTCTTCCATTGTCTTCCATGCTTTACGGTCATCATTCATACACTTTAACCATAAGGCGTGACCTTCATGTGCTGTTTTAGCACCAAGCCCCAAAGCCTGTGATACATAGTCTAGTTTATTAGATACAAACCTAAATTGTCTACGAGCTACTTGAAGTAAATCTATCTGTTTAGAGGGTGCTGGAGGAGGCATACCAGAGAGTAAAAACTCTTTGTGTAGTATCGGTATGTCAAACCTAGAACCATTGTAGTGAACTATGGCATCAGCTTCATCAAGAAGTTTATGCACAGAGTCTAGCATCTTTTGCTTACCAGATTTTTGAATGGAGTCGAACATGATTTTAGATTCACCATACCACTTGGCTGCATAACAGAGAGTGTAAGATGATTCTAGCAATTGGTTTATAGAAATGTTTTGGTCAAAAATACCCCAGACATGAGCAGTATTTGGTGCTACTTCAATATCAATAAGTAAAATTTTCATAGTAGTCTCTAATGTTTAGATAAACTATTATATACTATAAATCCTAAAAGTAAGAGTAATACATACTTTAAATGGTCAATAGCACAAAGTAAATCACAGATTAAATACTCTACCATATTTTAATAGTTGCTGTTTTATCTTCTTTAAGTTTATTAAAAAACACATCATATGCTAATTTAGAATTTCCTATGAAATCTTTACCTGCATATGTATGACCTAATAGAATACATCCATCTGTGTCTTTAGATGTATTACCAGAGTGTATTCGCACCCCTGTAAAATTAGGCACATTTAAAATATGAGGCATAGGCTTGCCAAATCTAGCAGAGTCATCAATAATAACATCGTAAGTCCCAGCAGGAATAGCTGTTTGTCCATTTACTTTAGCTCCCTTTCTAACTACGTCTTCTAGGGTGTAACAGAAATAAACATTGTTGATATACATTCTACCTACAGTATAGGTATCATTAAATTCATATCTTTTTACTTCAATTAACATTTTTGTCTACATAATGTAATGCTTGTGTTAAGTATTGCATAGCATACATAAAGATAATAGAAAAACCCATAGCACCAAATAACAATGCTACTATTAAAAACTTAAGGATAGTTAAACCTATCCAATTCATTATGTTTAATACAATCATTTTTTAAGTGTCAAGTACATTCTTTCGCCAATAACAAAAGACATACAAGCTCCAGTCATGTCAAGGAATACTGCTACTACAGATGCACCTACAACGTCTGGGTTAAATACTACAATAGCAGTAAATACCATAATAGCACTAATGATTATGTATCTAAATGAAGCACGAAGGTCTATAATCCATTTAGAAGGTTCGCCAGTAGGGTTATCTAATGCAGCTAAAGCCTGTAACTTTTCAGCTTCTGCTTTCATAAGCTCTATGCGTTCTGTCATGTTCTGTGGTTGTCCACCTGCACCACCTGTAAACTTGGCAATAAGACCTCTAGCACCATCAGCAAATGCTGGGACTAAAGCTGGTAATATTAAAGATATGATTGAACCGAACATTGTAACTCCTTAAAAGTTTTTACCTATTGTAACATTTGCTGAATGTGCATAAGGGTTAGCTTGTAAATAAGTATTTAATAGCCAATCGTCTGCTAATTTCTTTTTGTATGCTGCCATTGCAGATAGTCCAGATGCGTCATATTGACCACCTATACTAGCCTGACCACCCATTAAATCAGTCATGTAGTTACCTTGCACATTTGGGTTATTGCCTCCCATAGCCCTTACCATCATATTTGGGTCTGTGTATTGTGCATATGGTGCAGTATCACCTGCTTGTTTTGTAACTCCATAACGCATATTTTCTCTATTTAAAGCTACATCTTTATATGATGGCTCATTAATATTTTTACCTATAGTAGCACTTAATAAACCCATATCAGTAGGTTGTGTTGCATTAGCATTAGCACCCAGAGTTGGATTTGTATAAGCATTAATATTTAAACCTTCATTGCCTACAGATGCTTTTGGTGGAGCTAATAAATTTATATTCTTTAAAAGTTCTGTTAAATCCATTATAATTCCTTTGGGTCAAAACCAAGATGATTGGCTACACGCTTTTGTAGTTTTAAAAATAAACCTTTATGGCTAGTATACTTATCTGTTTTAGGTGTTTCTAAATAAATACACATATGTATAATTTCATGGCAAAGAGTTTTCATAACTGTATCAAGATGACTGCATTTAGCTGTGCTAATTGTAATAACATGAGGTTCACCTTGTTCTGGTGGCTCGTACTGACCATACATTTCTGGGTCATTAACTATTACAAAATCTACTTTGGAAGATGGGGGAAGTTTATACTCATCAAATACAGGGAACTCTATCAAAGCCGAATATAGATTGGCAATGTTGTTCTCTGTAATGAATGTCATATAGTGGCTTTAGGATGAAATAGTCTAGCGTCAAATACTGCTGTTTGGTTTATCTCTGGAAAGAATATAAATACTGCGTGCTTACCTTCGTAACTATCAGACTTCCAGCAACCTTCATGATTAGGATGTCCTTTGTCAGTTGCGTAGGCAGCATAGTCGTACCCTTGCAATCCTTCTTTTTTAAAGATACATTCTTCTGTAGTTAATACTATTTCACCTGCCTCTGTAACCATAACCATTTCTTTTGCAATTTCTTTAGCATAAGGTGTATCAATTAAGAATAACCAAAATATTACTAAAACTGTAAAGTAAGCAAGGACTTTCATCTACCTAACCAATGATTAGTTACAAATGTTATAAAGCCACCGATAGCAGAGGCAATAGCCATACCTGCCCAGAAACCACCTTTAGATTTGTTTGCAAGCTCTAGGAGTGACTTTATATCAGTTTCCATGCTATCTACCTTGTCTTGTAAATTTTGCACTTGGGCAATAAGTTGTCCATATTGTATTGGGTCAATTTGATTACTCATTATTTTTTCCTAATAAACTAGGCATTACAGATAATGCTTTTGGTGATTGTTGGTTAATAAATTCTCTAATTGCTGGAGCTAAATCTGGTCTTTCTGTTAATGCTTTATTAATTAGCTTTTGTGATATAGGATTATATATTCCATAAGTTCCAACAGCGGCTGTAAGATAACTTGGAATACCAGCTACTGCTGCAGTACCTAAACCAATTACATTGCCAGCAGCTCTAATATATGGATTAGCATTACTTATTTTGTTTCCAATAACATTTTTAGCTGCATCAGATATATTTTGTAATAATGCGTCACCAGTAGCATATCTACCTTTGCTAGGCTCTAATTGTCTAACAGCACTAGCAAATTGTGCTGGAGTAAATTCACCCATATCAGCACCTGCTGCACCTGCGGCTTTTTCTGTACGTTTAAACATAGCCCATGCTTTATTTGTTTTTTGAAGTTCATTAGCTAAATTTTTACCATTAACTTCACCAAGATTTTGTGCATGACGTTGAATCATATCTGTTAAATTAGATTTTAATTGTGAACCAGCATCAGCAAGTGTATTAGCATATACATTATCACTTCTTCGTAAAGAGTTGATTTGTTTACTTAAATTGCTTTCAGCTTTTTTCAATGATTCTGCAGTAATATATCCAGATTCATTTTGTGCTGTTCTTAATGGATTAAGCATGAAATTAAACTTACCAATTTCTTCTGTGCCCATACCACTTTGACGTAAAATATTTGTTAATTCATCAGTTTGTTGATTAAAAATACCATCAACTTTAATAGCACCTAAATCATTTAAAATATTATCGTAACTAGCTTGAATTTTTTGTTTAGTATAACTTAATGGGTCACGACCTTTGAGATTTTGAGGAAGTTTTTCATCAACATTATCAAGAATTTTATTAAATAAACCAGTTCTAAATTTTTCTTCATTTTTAGTTCTAGCATTAGCAATGATGTCACCAATAATAGGAAGTGAAGTAGCTTTTTCTTCGTAAAGATTTGCACGACCACCTAATGTTTGACCTAATGTTGGAGTTACACCCATTTCTTTTAGTGTTTTAATTTCTGCATTAGTAGAAGCATTAGGACTAATTACTCTACCTAAAGCACTTGTAACTACAGGTAATAATCCTCCAGTAAGTACACCAGTACCAATATTACTTTGCAATTCTTCTTGTGAAGTAGTTGGTGCTAACATACTATAAATACCACCAGTTCCAGCACCTGTTAATACTTTGCCTCCAATACCAGTTGCAACATTAGTAGGGGAAATAAGCGTTGTAGGATTAACAATGTTTCCACCTATGCGAGCAAAATCTATTCCTTCAGGAGCTACATAGTTTTTTCTAGTTTGTGCAATATCTTGTTGAATTTGTTCAGCAGCAGGTTTTTGTCCTGTAGCTTTTAAACCTACATCAAAAGACTTTTGACCTAATACATTCATTAAATTAATAAGTGGGTTAGTTACAAATGCTTGAGGAGCTTTACCTACTTCAATAGCTCTTTGAGCACCACCTAAAAATGGTTCTTTAAATCCAGTAGCAAATCTTTCTCCTATAGGTGTTACAGGTTTCTTTTTTAATTCTTCTTTGGTAACTCCAAGAAATTCATCTGGATTAAAATTGCCAGAAGATTGTAAATATTCATCTGGATTAAAAGCCATTATTTAACCCCTAATTTTTGTTTAATTAATTTTGATCTAGGATCATTTGGATTTGAATTAGCCCATGATAATGCTTCTTGATCTTGAGAACTGACATTAGATGCTTTTGATTTAACTTGTTCTTCTTGAACTTTTTTGGCTTTATAATCTTCAGTTAAATTTGGTTTTGCATTAGCACCAATAGCATGCAATTTACCACTACCATAAAGTGATTCAATATTGTCAAGAGCAGCCATGTTGGCTTGTAATGATTTTGTAGGATCTGTAGCTGCAGATAGATATAATTTAAGTTCAGCATTAGAATCCATTTGTTTAGAACTCATTCCTGTAGCTTGTTTAATAGATTGTAATAATAATGGTCTAGCTTGGTCAACTTGATCCCTAAATTTTTGAGCTTCAGAACCAACTGTTCTTCCAGCAATTTGACCTACTCCGCTTGATGATGCAGAAGCAATGATATTTTGAAAAGCATTTTTACTTGTATCAGTAATTCCACCAATATTTCCAAGATTAGTATATATACCTCTTAAATTATCTATTTGTGTTTGAAAATCATTTTGACCTTGAACTTTTTGTTGCGTTTTAATATCTGCTGGACCACCAACAATAGGTTCTAAAGTACCATCTGGTTTCATAGCAAAACCAACAGGTATTCTACCTTGACTTAATAATTTTCTTTGGTAGTCAGTCATTCCAATTTTTTCTCTACCAGTTTCACGACCATATTGGTCATAAGAAATAAGGTTATCCCCAACTTCTTTTTGAGTTATTTTTGGTAGCAATGCTTCAGCTTGTTTATCTGCAGGAAGAAATGGAACAACATTTTCTGTATAAAATTTAGCACGAACATCTGGAGTAGCTTTTGGGTCTAGTGCATTATATTTACCAATAGATTCTTTTAATTTATCTTCATTTTGTTTTTTAGATTGAAGTTCATCAAGTTTTTGACCTGTAATATAATCAGATGTTTGTTTATTGTAGGTATTTTGAGCTCCTGTTTGATAACCACCAAGAACATCACCAATTAAAGCACCATAACCTCTGTTTTGATTTTTAGGTGCTTTTAAATATGATATAGCTCCACCAATAAGACCTTGTTGAAGAGCTCTATTTCTTATTTTTTCAGCATCTACAGGAAACATTTTATCTAAATAATTAGGAGCATCTGTGCCTAAAAGACCAGACAATCCACCACTTGTTATGTCGTCATACCATGCCATTTTGTTTTCCTTAATATCTTTGATTTAAACGAGCTAGTTGTGCTTTTTCTTCATCTGTAAGAGGGATGCGTGTTTTTAAAGCATCTAATAATCCCATACGATTATCTTTTGTTTGACCTATTTGTAAACCTGTATCTAAATTTGAAGAAGGATTTGTATTCCAATTAGGTGCTTCAACCATACTTGGATTACCTTGTCTTATAGGAGTTGACCTATCTTGCATAGGAACTTCTGGAGTTGGAGTTGATACATCTAAAGCCATTTTTGCAGAAGATAAAGGATTATTTTTTACATAATCTACAGCATTAGATGGAATATTAGATACATAATTACCTACTTTATCCATCATATTTAAAGGAGTGCCTTGACTGTTTGTAAGTAAAGAAGAACCAATTTGACCATTACCTAAAGCACTTGCAATTGGAGCACCACCTAACATTTGACCACCAATACCAGAAGCATATCCACCTGTTCCAAAACTAACAGGAGCTGTTTCAATTCCATGAAGCCCAGAAAGCATACTACCAAATCCACCAGCAGCCCCAGCACCAGTTCCAGCAGCAACGCCAGCACCAGTAAGATTAGCACCACCAATTAAACCTGCACCTGCTCCAGTACCTAAAGTTCCTGCAGTAGCACCTTCAGCAGCAGCACCAGCACCACCAAATAATCCACCTGTAGCACCAACACCAGCACCTAGTAATGCAGTTTTAAATGGATTCTTACCCATTGCAGCACCGCCTACAGCACCTACACCTGCACCTATAAGAGCAGGAACTAGCATTTGTCCCATATTATTTACCTACCTTACCTGCTACATAGCATAATGGTTCAATAATTGCACGATATAAACGACCTAATGGGTCACGTCTTTTACCACGCATTTCTTTCCATAAATCTGCAGTTCTATGTCTTGCAATATGTTCTGAAACCTTACGAACAAGTTTACGAGCAAATGTTTGTTTATCACTAAATGCAAATGCAACAACTGGCAAGAATAGTTTATGGTATCCTTTTTCAATTGTTTTAGCATTAGGCATTGTAGCTGAATGTTGTAACCAAATAGCTTGACGGAATGAACCGAAACC